GAGCGCCTTCACGATCCCGTCGGCCAGGCCGTTGATCAGGTCACCGGCCGCCGCGACCACCTTGGGCAGCGTGGTCTCCAAGTTGGTCACCAGCGCCGTGACCAGCGAGATGACTCCCTGGATCACAGCCGGGATGATCGTCGGGAGCGCGTTCGCGATGCCGTCGACCAGCTTGATCGCGGCGTCCGTGACTTGACTCTTAAATGCCAGGATCTTGGAGATGATCCCCGGCAGATTGGTCACCAGGAATTGCAGGCCCTGGGTGACCAGCCGCTGGATCAAATCAACCGCGAAGCTGAATACCTCCCCCCAGGAATTGAAACTGGTGAGGAAGTTCTTTACCGAGACGTAGGCGTGTGTCAGCCATTCGATGCCGTGGCCCAGGCCAACGATCAGGTCCCCGAGGCCATGAATAAAGTCAGTGAAGAACACCGTGGCATCGGGACCGGAGTCGGCGATCGAGGTCAGGAAGCTGGAGAAGTCGTTGCCCAGTCCGGGCAGCGTGGCGGCCAGGCCCTTAAGGAATGGAGCAGCCGCCGCGATCAGCCCGTTGAACCCGGGCAGCGCATTGGTCACCAGGTCGGCTATGCCCTTGGCGAACGGCACGATAGCCGGGGCGATGTCCTTGAAGGCGTCCTTGACCTGAGGGCCGATCCCGACGACCAGCTTCTGGAACACACCGAGCGCGCTGACCAGGGGAGAGAGGATCGGCTGAGCAGCGTCGGTGAACGTCTTCTTGAGATCCTTGACCAGCGTGCTCGCGGCGCTCTTGAGGGCCGGTTGTTCCTTCAGCAGGAACGCACCCAGGCCGATCACCCCGAGGCCACCAGCGGCCAGCACGGCGCCCGCGATGGCGGCGCCCAGCGCTGGGCCGACTACGGCCGCGATACCCGCGACGATGCCGACCCCGGCCACGATCAGCGCCGGGCCGATCAGGCTGGGCAGCGCCGAGAGACCGCCGGTCAGGCTCTTGGCGAACGCCTGAATGGCTGACTTGCCGGTCTTCTCCAGGGTCTTGGAGAAGTCGTTGCCCGAGTCGTCGGCCGACTTGTTCAGCTCCCGGCCGATCAGCTTCCCGGCCTCGCGCGCCTCAACGACGGTGCGGGCCACGTCGGCATCGTCGATCTCGACCGGCACCTTAACGGGATCGATGTGCATCGCTGCCAGAGCAGCATTGATCTTGGCCTCCGCCTCCTTGGCGAAGTCCTTCACATCCCCCGTGATCTTGACCCGGGCCGAGCCGACATCGGTAGCCACGTGCCCAGCGTACGGACCGGATGATGTCCCGTCACTCCGGGCTAGGGTGGCATCTCGGCTAGGATGGCCGCCATGGACGTCTCACGAGCTCAGCTCTCGAACATGGGCACCTCTGTCCAGGTGATCGACCCGTCCTTCCCCTGGACGGTGGACGTCTACCTGAACGAGAGCAGCGAGCGGCCCGAGGTGCGCGGCCTGGTGGTCTGGGCGCGCGATGACGGCCAACCGATCACGTCCACGGTCCTCGCCCAGATCCCGGTGCGCCAGCTCGCCAGCGTGGCCGCCAGCGAGCTTCTAGGGGAGGGGGAGGCTCAGTACCGCATGCTGGCTATGCCTCGTCCTGCGGGCGCCCGGAGCTGGCCGCCGGACCACTTCCAGCGCGTGGCACGCGTTGGCGCCTGGGCGCGCGCGACTGGTCGTCCTGGCGGGGCGGCCGGGGCCGTGTCTGAGTTCTGGAACGTGCACTATCGGACGGCGCGCCGGTGGCTGTCAGGCCGCCAGTAGGCATCGGCCCCGCGAAGGTCTCGAACTCGGTGACGACCTTCTCGGCGTCCGGCGCCCGCTTCTTGCCGGTGGTCATCGCCTCGTTCTCCAGCAACCGGACGAACTTGTCCCGGTCCTTCTGCTCGGCGAAGCTGCTCATGATGATCGAGTGCACGGCGTCCAGCGCTCCGCCGACCAGCGGCCACGACGCCTGGCCCACGGTAACGAGCACGAACGCGACGTGGAACGAGCGCCCCGAGGCGGCCTCCACCGTGTCCATCAGCGCGGTACTCAGCTCCTCCCCGGTGAGCGTGCCGTCCAGCAGCATGGCGTCCAGGTCGAGCTCTTCCCCGGGGGTTGACACGATCATGTCAAGAATGGCCATGAGATCGGCCTGGGCGATCACCGGCCACCAGTCAGCAGCCGGGAGGGCCGGTACCTCGAAGGTCCGGCCCCCCAGCTCGATGTCGATGGCCCAGCACCGCATCGAAGCGGCCGGGTCAACGTCCACGGTCAGTAATCCGCCACGTTCCGAGCCAGCTTCAGGAGCCGGTCCACGGTGGCGGACGGCAGCGCACCGTCCCACTTGGGCGCGTGCTCCAGCTCGGGCACGGCCGCGAAGTCGTCCCAGTGCGAGAGCTTGTAGTGATAGGTGATCGTGCCGGTTGGAAGCTCAATCCCGACGATGAAGTAACCGCCCTCGAACATCGGGCTGTCGTCAGGATGGTGCGCCTTGCTACGCCACGAATCACCGTCACTGGCGGCCGCAGCAGCCAGCACAGCGGTCAGCGCGCGCCGGTGGTCGTAGAGCTCGCCGAACGTGTGGAAGCCGTCGCTGATCTCGTCGGTGTTGCTCACGGCTGAGGTCCGAACAGACCCGGGTTGACCACGGTCTGCGGGCGCGGTACCGGGCCAGCGTGGCCGGTGTCGTGCCGGATGCCCGCACGGACCGCGTGGTCCTTGGCGGTCACCAGCGTGTTCAGCATGGTGGTCAGCTCGGGGCCGTCGGTCGTGATCACCACGATGAGCTCAACGGCGGTCTGATAGAACGGCCGCGAGTACCGCTGGAGCTGTTCGGGGAGGTGCGAGAAGCACAACCACTGGAGGGCGTCCTTTACCCCCGGGTGACGGCCCTCGGTGATATGGGCGGCCTGCTCACGCGTGCCGAGCACGCGGGACGGATCTCCAGCGGACATCATTGTGGGGCCGCCTTCCTGGGCGCGGTCTTGCGAACGGCCGCCTTCTTGGCCGGTGCCGCCTTTTTGGTGGCCGCCCGGCGCTCGGCGCGGTTGGCCGGTTCGTTGAACGCATCGATCGTGAGGTGGACGATCTCCGAGGTGTCGCGCATCTCCAGCTTCCCGGCCAGCATCTCGTCGTCCAGCCAGTCCTTGTCGACCTGGTTCAGGATCACCGAGTCGATGATCAGGCGAAGCCGTTCGAGCGCGGCCATCACGCTCTCCCCGGTCCAGGTCAGGCCCGGCTCCTGGAGCCGCTTAAGAGTGCGCTGCCAGACCAGGAGCTGCTCGGGCTTGGGGGGCTTGACCCAGATCTGCCGGTCGCGGAAGGTGATCTCCCGCTCTGGCACCTGGGTATCTGTCGGTTCGGTCATGATGCCACTCTAACCCAGGCTCGGGGGACATTTCAGCCGACCGAGACTGTGAAGTCCTGAGCGCCCCCCGCGACCCGCTCCAGCGCTTCAAACAACCACGGACGAGGCGCCCGGGCGGGCTGATGGACCCACTTGGCATAGACGACCTTGCCGCCCACGGTGAACCGCAGCTTGCCCCCGGGGTTCTTGGGGAAGATGGTCAGCGCCCGGCGCCCGTTGTGCACGGCCGCCGCGTACTCCGCCGTGTAGATGATCGTCCCGACCACGCTCGACGCTCCCACGGTGACATCCATCAGGCCCGAGGCGCGCAGATTGCCGGTGTCCACGGGGGTCTTCACCTGGGACCGGTTGAAGGTCTTGCGGGTCACGCGGTTGACCAGGCTCTTGGACCGGCGCATGCCGACGCCCTTCAGCTTGGCCGAGTTGATCCGGAGCGTGTAGCTCGCCACGCGAACCCCCCTCACATTTAAGTGTCTGACCTATAGCGATCTTGAACCGCACGCCTGTAAGGTCGAGAGCAGATAGGCGGAGGCCCCGGGGCTCAGACCCCCGGGGCTTCTTGCGTCAGGATGAAGTGGGACCGGCGTCCGCGCAATCGCAGATCGGACCCCGGATGGTCACCGGCATGATCCCGCCGACACATCCGCCCTGCACGCTGAGCGGTTGCCACTCCCCGATGAGAACCTTCTGGTTCCGGCCAGGCGCGCCATCGATGAAACAGCAGATCGCGCGCCGGAGCGCGGCGGCGTCGTCCATCACGGCCTGGGTGGTGGCGTCCCACTCATCGCCGCTCGGGATGGCGTCGGCGTCCGGCGTCGGCGCACACCGCACCGAGCCGAGCTCCAGCGTGACGGCCCAGGCCAGGATGCCCTTGGGCAACGGAGTCTCGTCCGGGATCGGGAACACGGCCGAGCTCGGGACGAACCCGGCCGGGCGCACCCAGGCCAGACCCTCGCAGCACTCGTCCTGGAAGGTTGACAGCAGGTGGTCAACCACGTTGCCCGGCCGGAGTTGGACGTACCTGGGCGGCATCTCGACCTTGCTCATCTCCTGAGCCAGGCAGTCCAGCAGCTCCCGGGCGAACGGCATCACGAGGGGGTCGGAGATAGCCATCAAGAGCCTCCCGCCCACACGGTCACCCGGTCGCAGCTCTCGGGGAGGTCGGGCGAGATGAGCACCGGCGGACGCTGGCGGCGGCTCGGATTGAGCGAGCTGATCACGTCGTCCACGACCTTGATCCCCGTCTTGCCGTCGTCCGGGTCCGGGCTGGCCACCTCCAGCTCGACGCCCTGGCGGGTGAGCCGGGTCATCTTGGCGGGCAGCGCGCACACTCCGCCGGTCAGGCTCTTGGCGTACTCGCACGCCAGCAGCGCGGCGGCCACCTGGAGCATGAGCGGGAGCTCGCGCCCGACCCCGTAGGTGACCTCGAACGAGCCGTCCTCACCTGGCGCGGCCGTGAAGTTCTGGCACGTCGGCCAGCACTCGCCGTCCAGCCGGACCAGCAGGTACGTGCCGTTGGTGACGTCGACCCGGTACGCGCTCGGGGGGACTGTCTCGGCGCCCACGACCACCTCGTCCACGCTGACCACCGGGCCGCGCAGCACGATGGCACACGCGCGCTGGCCGCAGCACGCCGAGGCGCACCCCTGGTTGAACCAGCGGCCGTCGAACAGGAACGGCCCACCAGCCACCCCGAGGCCCGCCTGGGAGCCCGGAACGACCTCGTACGTCTGGTAGGCCCGCTCCCCCCGATGGGCCTGTGAGGGTCGTACGGTCAGCGGACAGACCCCGAACTGGCGGCCGGTGGCCGCCCAGAGAAAGCCGGTCGCCAGCGCCAGCGCGGTGACCTGCTGCGCGTCGGTGTAATCGGCCCAGGTGGAGCACACCCCGAGCTCTACGGGGTCCACCACCCAGTCACACGGTGCGGCCATGGGCTCCTCCTAGGGCAAACGTCTTTATGTGGGTCCCAGCGTACGGGAGATCGCAATGGCTGGTATGGGCACTTCCCCGTCAGACCTGTTGACACTTAACCGTCATGCCTGTAATGTTGTCCTCGTAAGCGACACCGAGCGAGAGAGGCACACCAGCCATGCCACGTGAAACCGCCAGCCTGCTGATCCACATCTGCGCAGCCCGCCGGGCCTACAAGGTCACCTTCAGCACCCAGGAGCAGGCCATCGCCTTCTTGTCGGCCCGCACGGCGACGCACAACTGGGACGAGATCCCGGACGTGTTCTGGCCCGGCTCGGGCTCGGTCCCGGCCGACTGGCACGAGCTCCTGGCCTACCTCTACCCGACGTGCGAGCACGGCATGAGCGCCGACCTGTGCTACGGCCCCGATCACTTCATGTCGGCCGCCCAGGAGGAGGCCATGGACTGGCAGTACGCGGACGCACCCGCTGGGTTCTGACACTTAAGCGACAAGAAGCCCCGGCCGATGGCCGGGGC